AGTATCAACGTTCATCGCAAACCGCAACGTCTCTGTGCTTGTGGTGAAGTTATCTAAGTCCTGACAGTTGGCAATGCAATTCCAGCACTTATTATCGCCGGTCGTGCCTAAAACAGCAGTACATGGCGATGAGCCATATGTCAGTGAACACCGCTCAATGTCCCACTCTACAATTTGGATGAGCTTACGGGCTGTCATAGAATCTCATCTCCATATCAAGGGACATGTAGTCTTTAGGCCCGCTGTTTGTCGGCATAATCGTTGCGCCGTCACGCCAAGCGTAATGCAGGTCACCGTATTTCGTCGGGCGCCATGCCCAAAAGAACCGGTTGCCATCATTAAAATATGCTTGGAACGACTTCCAATCTGACCCGCGCAACGTGCTTGGGCCTAGGTGCGTCAAGGTTGCGGAACTCGAGGACCCTCGAGTAACTACCGCGTTACCCATAGCGTTCCCGCCCACGCTCACATTTGACTGCAAAGTGACGTTTGTGGGTGTGATCGGTGGCGTGTACCCTTGATAAATACGTTGCTCAACAGTGATCGGCTCTGCAAATAATGCAACAGCGATCTCTACGTCATTTGACCCGGCATCGAAAACACGCACGCGCCAGTTTGCCGCATTTATTGCAGTGAAATAAAATCCGATTGCTTGGTCATCGGTAGGCGTTACCGGACCAGCGCCGCTATCCGTCCAACTAGACCCGCCATCTGTGCTGTACTGTATACGAACCTTCGCGCTGATAGCGCCTAGATTGTGCGCCGCGATAGCTACAAACTCAACGTCCTGCGCAGACGGTAGCGTAAGCTCAAGGGACGCTTGGCCTGATCCGTTGGGGGTCGCAATCCAAGCGTCATAAGTAGTGCCAGTGACGGCCAAAGCGGCGCTTTCAACCTCTGTTCCCTCGTCTGTGGACATGGTGCCGGTGGTCGCGATGTTATCCCAAGCAATGATAGGATTGTTGCTTGTTCCTGCCGTTGATAGCGCAGAGGCTTTGGTGGATTCAATTACAATGGTCATACGAACGTCCACCCCCTATCGCCTGCTTGGTCCTGAATTGCGTCCATAAGGTTGTTGATATAGGAGCCTTGATAAAGTTGATCTGGGTTAAACCCTCCCGCCAAATCAACCCGCAATGGAGCGGAGCCCGCAGAACCCACCCCAGCAGATTGGCCGCCGCCTGATGCACCTGCCCCAGCAGATTGCCCCCCACCCGCACTGACCGACTTGATAGCGTTCACTGCGCCAAGACCCGCTGCCAAAACCTGTGCACCTGCGGCCAATTTAGCAAACCAAGGCAAGCTAGGATCGGCGATTGTTTGGTTGTATGCTTGCCACGCGTCAATCAATGCCTGCGCTGCCGCAAAGCTTTTTGCTATACCCAAAAGTTTTTGGTTATTGTCGCCCATCAGGGTCGCAAGACCACTAAAATAGTCCCCCCAAGCTCCGAGCTTGTCGCCTAGAGTTCCTTGGGTAAGCGCCTTAATCCTATCAAGATGCGCTTTGATTGCTTCTTCACGCTCTGAAAGCTTTTCTTTTAGCTTTTTGCCGTCTCCATCACCGTCACCGCCGCCCAAGATGCCATCGAGGGTGATATTCTCATCCTTCATATTAGAAAGCGTTTCTCGGATCTTATTGAGGCTTTCAAGTGGTGCGTCTAGAGTTTCCTGTAAATCTCCTTGCCGCCCAATCAATGACTCGTAGTTGTCATTTAGCGCTGTCATGGTCTCGTTAAGACCTTCCAGCATTCCAGACCCTACGCTTTCATTTAGACCGAGGTTAAATACACTATTCAACCCCTTAGCAATACCGCTAACAAATGACGCAAAATCTGACCCCATTGCGAAAAGCGCAGAGGTAAAAGTGAATTTCATTTCATTGACAAAGATAGCAAAATCAACGCCAACTTTCTTAACCCTTGCCGTAATTCGGTCAAATACCTCAACCGCAAATTCTCGCAACAGGCCCCAAGCTTCCCCGACACCTCCAGCGGCCTTAACAAGCCTACTGAATTGAAATACAAGTTCACCTGCGCCGACTATCAGCGCGCCAATTCCGGTGCGTATCAGCGCAGTACGCAAGGCGATTAGGGATGCGGAAAAACTCATAGTAGCAACCCGTGCCGCAACCATCCCAGCAACCCACTTGCCCGCGAAGAATGCCGCCGCTGTCGCGCCGATTACAATAATGCGATCTAAGTTGTTAACCGTAAGCTCCGCAGCGGTAACAGCCATCTGCCCGATTTGGCCCATAGCGTCTGCGACGGCGCGCGCTACCGGCTGCAATGTCCCGAAAACTTCAGTTACGTCGCGGCCATCATCGGCTAGACCCTTCATTGCTTCACGCAACGGTATAGCAATCGCGACAACCGCGCCAAGAACAGCACCTAGAACGCCGAAGCCGCCCAGTAATTGCGGAAGCTGCTGCGCTAGGGCTCGCGATGCATCGACACCGCCACCCACTTGAACTGCAAAGTCACCTGCTTGAAATGCTGCATTCTGAACCCCCAACCCGAACCGGCGCGATCTATTGGTCGCATCCGATAAGCGTCTAGATAAGCGGCCTGTGGTACGCTCAACGCTCTCCAAGCCCTTTTCAGCGCCGCTAACGTCTGCCGTGACCCTAACTTTCATTTCAGGAAGCGCCATATTTTGCCTCCCATTCTTCGTCAGTTAGTTCGTTGTCAGCCGCCATTTCATCAATATCCGATTGCGTAAGATTGCCTGCCACTTTTGGTTGATGAAGTTCATATAAGGCAAACCACTCAGGCATTGTCATATTCCAGAACTCTGTGGGCTGTATCCCCCAAGTGTGCGCGGCTTGGAATAAATACGTCCAGTTTACTTTTTGGTCTTGCCCTTCTTGGCTTTTGCCTTTCCGGTGCCCAAAGACTTTTTTGCGGTTTCCTCCGCTGGAGAAATCGCTTGGATAATCGTCGCACACAGCATGGAGAAAACTTCTCCGCCATTGGCTAGATCCTCCATCAACTCTAAAAACATTGCGTCCTCGTCAACATCAGCAACGCCCGCCGCTGCTAGGAACTCCGCTGAAACGTATGCCACCTCGGAAACAGGGGGGTTTTCGGTAGCAACACGCCCGATCATGCCGACAAGGCTAGACGGGGCTAAGCCTGACTCAACTTTACGCAAAAGTCGGTTTGTTGGCGTTAGCGTGTATGACTTTCCATCATAGTCAATTTCAATGTCGCGAAAGACGCTCATATATCACCTTATGTTTTAGTTACTGTGCCGGAGCTTGCCAGTGTGCAAGAGAATGTCAGAGGGTTGTCGCCATCCTCGCCTGTGTAGGTAAAGTCCGAGATAAAGAAGTTCGCCGCATAAGTACGCAGTGATGCAATCGCGATCTCAAAGTAATGCAGGGCTGAGGAAGCCGTTGCACTGTCGGCAAGGTTACCCAAAGTATTATCAGTCGCGACCCCTTCAATGCTTAGGGAAATCGACTGCGTGCCAATATCGTCAAGCAACGTGACAACGCCACTATCGTCTTTGTCCGTGATATCAATCGGGGTATTGTTGATTGTTAGGCTGTCTGTGCGTGCGCCTGCGATGTTGACCGCTGCGGAGCCACCGGCACCATCTGCGTCATATTTAATCCGTAGGGCGCGGCCTGCTGCTGCTGCCATGGTTAGGCTCCTTCTAAGGGACTGGACGTTATCACAACGTTCTAGTCAAGGCGCTTGCCCAAGGCGCATTGAAAGGGCTTGTTACCTTATAACACGCGATAAATCACAATACTAGCTTTCATCATAAAGCACCCGCATAAGGATCAGACCGCGCTTTGTGTGACCGTCAGGGTCTTTCGAGTATGCTTGGCTTTCAATGAGGCTAATGATGTGATTGTAACCCGTGATCGTCAAATCTTGGTGGTGAAACAGGTCGTGCAATAGCTGCCCGATCTCCTTGGCCTGCGTTAGGTTGTTCTGCCGTGACCATATATCAATCTGGCATAGTGCGTTAAACCCGTCGTCTGTCTTGGTGTCGAATGCGTTTAGGGTATCGCCTCCGAATGTGATATATGGGAATGCAGCGTCATCCTCTGGAAGGTTAGGCTGTTCAACATCCACATGCACCCCTTGTACAACCGCCATCAAGGCTGTGTCGCCTATCATAGCGTCATATAAAGCTTGTTGTAGGTTTGCGCCGCTCACTTAATTACCCTCGCTAATGCTGCCTCTATGCGCTTGCGGAACTTGGGGGCTGCTGCTTCTGTAGCAGGAACCCATGCGGGGCGCGGGGCTATCTTAAATGTACCAAATTCCAGCATAGGGGCATAGTCTAAGTGGTTGGTTACCTCTGCAGTCATTTTGTTAACCACATTGAAAATCACGAACTTAGCCAAGTCCCCGCTATCCGTCATAGGAGCTTGCCCCGGTGCGGACGCTTGGTGCGTGCGATCTGGCTTGTACTTTTGATACACGCGACCAGATGCAGGCCCGCGCTCGATGCGCTTCTTAACATCTCCCTGAATTTCCAAGGCTGTCGCCGAAACTGCTTGCGATACTTCCTCAGGAATATCGTCGCCAAGCTTTGCCAGCGCCGCCATTAGGGCCTTGTCGCCTTCAAGGGTGATAGAGGTTACCATTACACCGCTACCCCGCCATTTAAGTCAATTTCAAGCCACTTGTCGGCCATTTCAACGTTGTTGATAAACCGGATATTGTATTCGCGGCTATTAATCACGACGATATCACTCTCCAAAAGGCCAGAGAAGTAACGTACCACAATGCGCCATCGAGTTGTTGCCTCCACACGGTCACTTGCAAAGCGTTCGGACCCAGATAGGGCTTTGGCAAACGCTTTAGTCGGGGAATCAGATATAGCCGCCCATGTTTCGTTATAGCCACCAGAACCGTCTGACACCTTAGTTGCACGCTGAAACTCAACAACCGTGCGAAGCTTTCCCGCTGTCATGTCGCAGCACTTCATTAATCCGTGTCCTTGTACAAATGAATGCCGTACCCGATCTCTGCCGTGCCCGTACTAGACTGCGTGCGCGCCCACCATCCAATATCAGTAAAAGCCGGTAAAGGCCCAAACGGGTATGGTAAGGGGCGATAGAAAGGGATGCCAAGCTCCTCAAAACGGTTTGCCTCAAGCCATGACGTCGGCGTTACTTCCTCATGCGCAGAATATCGGATTTTCGCCAGAATGAATATGGGCTTGTTCGCGCTCTGAGCAAATGCTTGGTCAAACACAAGAGCCTTATGGTCTTTGGGAACCGTATAGAAAGCCGATTGCCACGCGCCGGGGGATGGCAGTTCACCGCCCTGTGCAATAAACCCCCATTGGCTGCCACCCGAATCCGATACCGTAATTTCACCGGCATAGGAGTTTGTGCCGTCCTCTGAGTACGTGCCGGAAAGTGCAACAGTCACGTCATGAACGCGCCAAAATGTCGCAGTTGTGTATGCTGTCGGAGTTGCGCCCGTCATGAACAGAACTTCTGAAACCTCATCACCATTCTGATCAAGGCCAGAAATAGCAATAGCCCGCGCGCCGATCCCGCCAATAGCATCATCGGCACTATCGCTTACCGCCCTAAGAGCCTGAGCGCCTGAGGGCGGTGGTAGCTGGATTTCATTGCCAGACACTACAGGGGAAAACGTTGTGTTAATGCTTGTGATACCGAACTTGTAAAAGCTGCGGTGACCTCGCGCATCGCCCCTTGCTATGTCCAAGTTGCTTGGGAATGTCACAATCGCGCCGCCTTAAACTTATTCACCATGGATAGCGCGCCGCTCTGGTTCAGGGCGTCCTCTGTAGAGCACCCATCGCCCCTATGAGCGTACAGGTGCCCAGCCATCATCTTGATAGCGATCTTAAGCGCCTCTGGCACGTCTGACGCCGTGTTGCCGTAGCCTGAGATATACGTGATCTCCACGCCATTGATAGGACGCCCAGCAATGGGCCACGTCTTGCCGTACTTAAGCGCCATGCGCCCCGGCTTCTGATAAACATCGACATCGAACGTGGTTGATACAGATACCGCCGTTGCGGTCCCGTCCGTGGCATACACATTAACGCCATCAACAGACTGCAAAGGGTAGCGTGGCAGGATCAAAGCTGTATCAGCGCTTGCGCCGTCAACCTCAGAAATTGCCCCCTGCCGTACACCATCCCACCATAGGCTGCGGGTTGAGGGCCATCGATCATAAACCAAGATCCACGTTTGCGTAATCATGGCGAGGCCCGCGTATTCTTCAATAGCTTCACGCGAAGCCGTAATCAAAGAGTTGGCCGTCGCATCAGGCAATCCCGTAGTCGTTTCCTCAAGCCATGTCCGCAATTCTGCAGCCGTGACCGGCTCAGCAGAAGGCGCAGCGGTTTGCTTATGACCTTTGAAGGGGTATAGCTTTTCTACAGGGCGCAAGCTCATTTCTTAGCCTTCCTAGTGCGCGTCTTGGTCTCTGTCGGCCCCGTTACCTTGGCTTCCTTGACAGGGCTGTCAAACACTCTGGATGCGGCATGTGCCGCCAACGCCCACTCCGCGACCTGACCATCAACCTCAGAGCCAAAGGGGTACGTAACCACGGTATGACCGTTGGGCGCACACTTATAACCGTCTTTCTTTGTGATTTTAGCTTTAGGCATTGCTTGCTCCTAATTTCAGTGAAGGGGCCAGTTGCCCAGCCCCTCTGCAAAAATTAAGTACGCGCCACCGATGTGCCAACCAAAGTAGGAGGTGCGCGGTGCGGCTTCTGCAATACCGCATAGACAGAAAGGTCTGCGTTGGTGCCGGTTGTCCCGACCGCAGAGATGCCAAGATAGCGCTCACCGCCGTTATAACCAAAGCTACCGATAACAGTGTTATCCGCAGAGTCACTGGTCTCCGTCAGTGTGGTAGTGCCGTTAACAGCCGCAGTGGCCGCTACAGTACCAGCGGACGCGCCTGCCGTGTCTGCACTTTCTTGGAAAGTAGCGGTGAAGCCGGATGCAGTACCCGCGTCTGTGATTGTGTTCGCCACAACAACAATGGTTGCAGATGAGAAATCGCGGATATCGACATAATCAGATGTCGCCGCCGTTGTGCCAGACAGAACCACGCTACCGAGGTGAACCATCTGTGTGTTGTTTAACATATCGCGCATAATTGTACTCCTTTAGCGCTAAAGTAAGAAGGGCGGCAGGATCACCGCCCAACTATTGGTTATGCTGCAAACTTGATAAGCTTGAGCGCATCAAAGTCGATAACGTCGCCGCCTACACGCTTGGTTGTGTAGAACTCAATGTGAGGCTTTGCTGAGAATGGGTCGCGCAGTGTGCGAATGCCAATACGGTCAACAATCTGATACGCTGCACGCATGTCACCAACCGCGATAGATAGAGAACCTGTCGCGATGTTTGGCATGTCCTCAAAAGCCGCAATCGGGTAGCCCAGCAAAGACGCTGGTTGCCCAGCCGCAATGCCCGGTTGCCAGATGTAAGCGCCATCGCTGTCTTGCAGCTTGCGAACCGCCTTAGTAACAGAACGGTTGAAGAACCATGTCGCATTTGCGCGGTAAGGGGCCTTTAGACCATATAGCGCGTCGATCAATACGTTACCGCCATTAGGATCGGCAGGGAAGTCGCCGTTTACGCCAGTGTCAAATTGCTCAATAGCGCCAATCTGGAAGGTGTCCGGTGTTGTCAGATCAGGGTACGTCAGAAAGCCGCGTGGCTTTGCCGTTCCATCACCGTTAACAAAGGCATCCGCCTCTTTACGACCAAAGCGATCAGCGACTTTATCAGCAAGCCAACTCTCAATGTTGATTTCCGCATCATCAAGAATCTTCTGCGTAGCACGTGGCAAAGCGCTTAGTTCATGCGCTGGGATGCGCCATGCGCCAAGGTCCGGCGTGTCCGTCTCAGTGCGCGACTGAGTTTCAGCAACCCACTCCGCACCGGCTTCGTCGGTGTCATACAGACCTTCAAGTGCGTCACCAGAAATCACCTGAATAGATGCGTAAGCACGCATAGGGGAGGTTTCAAAGTTACGCTTAACGATGCGCCCGCTCATGTCAGGATTAACAACGTACCCGCCTGTAGTGTCACCACCTACAGAAAGGGCTTTGCGCTCCTCAACAGAAAGCTCGTCAAGACCCTTGCGGGAATACTTGGCGTATGCAGCCTTGTACTCGTCAAGAGCTTCCACAGTCATAGCAGGGGCAGGACGCGCCAGTGCAGACCCGATAGCACGTGAATGGCTTGCTGCTTTCGCCTCAAGATCAACCTCGTTGCCATCTGCATCCGTCACAACACGGGACTTCATTTTAGCCGCAAGAACCGCCTTGTCGGCAACCTCCTGCATACGGTCCATGTCTTTTTCGATCTTACCCAGCTTCTCTTCTAGGATAGGATCTACGCTACCTTTAGACTCAAGCTCCTTTAGCTTTTCATCGTATGTGGATTTAAATTCATGAAAGCCTTTATTCAGGCCCTCTACTGTTTTGGTGACCCCTTGAAGGTCAATTGCATCACCAGCCATGTGTCATATTCCTTTGTAGCTGTTTAAGTTGGCTTAGAATGCCCGTCATATCGGGGCTATCAACCTCAACTTCTACATCGTCCCGATGATCCGCTAGGCCTTTGAAGCCATCAGCCGCAATGGCCTTAGCTTCCTTCTGTGAAAAACCTACGTCCCGTAAGCTCTTCTCGAAATCTCTGATTGTGGTGATTGATTTAACGTCTGTCACCTGTGCCGCATCCAGCATAGGAAAGGTAACGAGGGACACTTCGAATAGGTCAACCTCTGTCAAGCGCCGAACGCGCCCTCCGCCCTCTGGAACGGCTTCTTTCGTCTGGTACCCGATGGACATGCTGTCAATTGCGCCAACTCGCATAAGCGCCATCGCTTCGCGGCCCTTCTGTACGTCTTTGAGGATGCGCCCTTTAACGAATAGCCCGCGCTCGTCCTCTTTGATTTCATCCCAGACACCGATAACTTGGGAGGCATCATGCTGCCAAAGCATCTTAACCTTGCGCTGCCCTAGGGATTTGGTGAATGCGCCGGGGGCGACAACATCCATTCCGTTATCAACCACTTCGAATACCGAGGCATAACCCTCGAATACACCATCCTGATCCGGTTCGCGCTTTAGCTCAAACGATAAGCTCTTATGATCCATGCCAAGGCCTCACTTAGTTTGTTACGTTATAACATAACCTCTTTGAATATAAAAGTCTTGCCTTAAAAGCCATCGTCAACAATATGCGCGACTGCACATCGGCAATTTATTGACGCCGCTGCAGGCAACGCAGGATCGCCGGGGAACATGGCATTAATCGGCTGGCCTGAGATATGCGGCATTTTAAAAGGCTGATCCATGTCCACCGTTTGCCCATCCATAGACCGATGGTCGTATTCATCAACTCTGCCGTTTGTCTCTTGGAATGAACGTGTGCGGTGATCATGCACAGATACCCATTCCTTTTTAAGCTTTAGTCCCGTTGCTTTCGCTGCCTCGTTCGCGCCAAAATTCGCAGCACCGTGCGTTTCCGTTCTGGCAATCGTATGCGCCCTGATACGTGATGCGCTGGGTAGCACTTCCATAATTGCCTTAGCGATTTCGTCAACGCCTTTGCCTTCACTTTGCCCCCTGTCGATTGCTGCTATGATGTGCTTGCGTGTGGTCTCTGCTACTGAGGTGATGCGCCGTCTAATAACCTCGTTTGCGATGTACTCTCCAACAAGGCGCGCGAATAGTTCTGCAAAGTCCTCTTTTACCTCCAAGACTAGGCCTAATGATTTTCCTTGCATGATAACCCTAGACCCAAACGCCCCGATAGACGCTGCGGCCATATGCACCCACATTTCCGTAAGCCGTGATACATAGTCATCTGGAAGGTTAGGTGCGGACCCTGTAGCAGAAAAGGCCTCAACCATTTCGGCTGAAGCCCGCTCTATTTCAGTTGCAATTGCGCGCTCAAACTTGGCGTCAAGCTCATCCAAAAGGATTGTTTGCACGCGGCGTTCTTCTTGAGGGGAACCCTTTAGGTACGTCACTTGACCGCCCGTAGCTGGGGAACATTGTATTCGTTAATGAAGTTAAGCGCTTTCTGATCCGTCAAATCAAGCTCTGTGGCCTGCTGTTGTGTCGGCAGGGTGTCACCCCCCTCGATAGGGCCGTAACCCATGGCCTCGCGCTTCTCGTTGGTTGTCAGGGACGTTGTTTGGTCCAGCATGGTCCAAAGCGTTTGGCGCTTATCTACAATGGCGGGAATCTTATCCAAGTCAGGCCGTATTTCGATCTCACCATCCGTCAACCACTCCGCAAGAGGGTCCATTACCTTGGCTGTGAGGGGCAGGACGGTATCCTCCCAGAACGCCAAGCGTGCCTCAGAATAGTTGCTGTATGTGTTGTCCCCCGGAATGCCGATAAGCATAGGAGGGACGCCGAACGCCAAGCAAATATCACGCGCCGCGCTGTTCTTGGTTTCGTCAAGAACCATATCTTTTGGACCAAGCCCCATAGACTTCCAGTCAAGACCGCCCTCTAACAGCATTGGACGACCTGCGTTCTTAGCCCCTTGGTAAGACGCCTCCATTTCCGCTTTTAGGCGCGCAAATTGGTCATCCGTAAGGCTCCCCTGCCCATCTTTCGGTGTGTGAACCATAGCGCCAGATGGGCGCGCTGAGTTTTGCAGCAGCCCCATCATCCACGCCATGCTCTCATTGTGCACATCGATAGAGTAGGCACCAGATTCAACGAATGACAGTCCATACCAATCGTCCGTAGGGTTGAATGTCTTTGTGTGCAGAATGTCGCTTTCACCTGTGGTGGGGTCAACTTCCCACGTCATTTTCTTGCCGTTGGCGTCGTATTCGAACTTCGCCACCATGCCCGTAACAGACGGGATGATTTTCATGCGGTCAGGACGCAGTGTGTAAATCTCTTTCGGCTCATTGCCCGTTGCGGTCACCCGCTCGTCATAAATATTCCCCGCCAAGAGAAAGTAGGACATGCGGGCTTCCATAAGCTCACGGCCAGATTGCATGGGGTTCGGGTTTTTAATTAGATCAAGCACCCAATGTTCTGCAAGTTCTGTATCGCCACGGTATGCAAGCCACATCATAGACGAAAAGGCCTCCGAAATAGAGGAAACGCACCTTTCGCCCACTACGTTCTTAACATAAGCCTCATCAGCGAACTTAGCGTAATCCCGCCCTGACCAAACGGGCTGGTTAGGCGTCATCACGGTAAGCGGTGCAGCGGCGGAGTCTTTCCCCTCAATAGGGGCAGTCTTATTCCATGAGAACAACCGTGGGAGCTTCATTTTCTGGCCTTTACTTGTGTCAAGGGTAAATTATCACACCCTTTGTCATTTTGCTATAGCGTTCGCACCCTAGGCGTCCCGCGCTGCTTAATCATGGGGCCTATGGCATATCGCAAAGCGTCAATATAGTGGTTATTAGCATCGACGATCTTGGGCAGAATGTCGCCTGATAGCCTATCAACCTTGTAGCTGTATAGCCGGAATTCACGTGCCGTTTGCTCACAATCGGGGTGAATGATTACGCGCTCAAACGACTTGATAAACTCAACGCCATCCTCAACGCTACCCTGCCACTTCTTAACGCTTTCCATGCGGGGCAGGCCGTGACGCTTTAGAAAGCTGATACTTTCAGGGCGTGCGCTATCCGCTCTAGTCGCGTACTTGGCAAAGCCATCTATTCGGCTGCTTATGTAAGGTGCCGTATCGTCTAGCTCCAGCTTGACCTTGCCAGCCTCGTGCCGGATGTAGAGCGTATTGTCATGCACATAGCAACGAATAGCAGCGGTAGGGTCTTGCGCAAAACCAAAGTCAACACCTTGATATGGGCCATCCCATGATGTTTCCGGCTCAAACTCCTGCACGTCAAACTTGCCGCCGAATACCTGAGCATCCGTAAGGGTTAGGAACTGCCCCTCCCATACGTGGTCGTAGGTGTCGGCCCTAAGTCGCCGGTCTTCTTGCCGCTGCTTATCAAGTATGCTGGGGAACCACGGGTTGTCGCTATAGTTGACCTCAGTGACGATGCAATCATCGCTCTGTTGCTCGATAAAGCGCTTGTGTGTGGCGCTATCAGGGCTTTCAGGGTTGTAGCTTAGCCAATTCTCAGCAACCCAGCCTTGGCCCTCTTCGCGAATTGTAGGGATAAGCTTGCGCCATGCCACATCTGAAACGCCTTCTGCTTCGTCCGTCCAGTTGCCAATGATGCGGGCCTTTGACTTGATGCTATCGAGATTATGCCGCAACCCTGCAAACACGTAGCTGATCCGGCGATTGCGCGTTCGTATGTATTTTTCGCCTATGTCAAAATAGGCTTCCAGCCATGGAACCGACCGAATAGCGGCTTTAATCTCCTCCATAGAAGATTCATCTAGGGAATTAAGATGCTCTCGGCTGGCAAGAAAAACTCCTTCTACGCCCATTTCGGCAAGCTGATAAACGCGAAGGGCCGACATAAGCGCTAATGATCTAGTTTTTGAACTACCTCGACCGCCCTTGAAAACCCGCGTTCTAGCAGGCCTCGCAAAGTTATCTATTACCTTCTGCGGAAGCTCAATCGTTGCTACTGTCATTGATCTCTGGCGATACAAATTGGATTACGGTTGGGGTTGCTTCGATAGGCTTGCCATCTGAGGTGATATCGTGCTTAACAGGCTGGTCCAGTCCAAACAACTTAACCTTACCGTTAATCGCTGATACCATGGCCGCAGGCATTCCGTTTGTCTTAGCTTCTTTACGTGCGTCCTCGTACTCATTTAGGGCGTCTAAAACGTTGTAAAGGGACAGCTTAGACTGTGCCTCCCGCAGCATTTCCACCCTTTTGGCTATCTGAGGGTCATCTAATAGTATGCAGGCTTCTACTGAATACCACTCAGCCCGCCCGTTTGGGTCTACATCGTATGCCTGCCTATAGGCCTCTGTGGCGTTTCCAGTTTCAATGTAGACGTGCGCGAAAACGTTTTGCTTTTCCGTTATCGCGTAATCTTCGCCTTTGAATGTGAACTTTACGCTTCTTGGCGCGGGCATACAGCTACCTATCTGCCGTGTGTTTCAATTATGTGTTATACTATAACGTTAGGTGTGTTTTTTCAAGGCTTCTTCCAGTGTGGGCCTTCCTGTGTCTTTTGCGCAGCCTTGGCCATAATTCGTTTGATTTCACTCACTGGATGCTACCCCTTCCGCTTTTACCGTCATCAAGTCCCCTTGCTTACCCTCAAGGAGGAGGCTTCTCTCCCTGAACCTTACCACAGGAACCCATGTATCACCCCGCTTTACGCCAACCCAAATCTGATCATTGTAGGCTATGAGTTTAAAGTCTTTTCCTTGCGCGCTCATCCCTACTTCCCCTCTAGTATAGCCATGATGGTGTTGACTTTGTGCCCCAGTGCAGCGTCCTTAGCGGCAGCTTTAGTACGATATGATTTTACAGATTCACCATCATCCAAGGTAAATTCCCCAAGTCGATTGGGAAATATCGAATAAACCACAAGCCTATCCTGATATTTTAAAGTCTCGCCATCAGGACAATACCACTCCCCAAGCATGATGTTTCCCCTGATAAGGGCTAGGATGGCGTCGGCGCTGTCCTTTGCGTCAACTTCGTATGTATGGGCTTCTACGTTGATTGTTCCCTCAATCGCTTCCGCCATCTCATCTCTTAAGCTGGTCATGGCTACCCCTCTTCTGTTTGGGCGATGGCTTTGATATTTCGTATAGATCCCGGCAAAAAATAACATCCAAATATGTGATCACCCTTTAGATTGCTCAACAACACCTCCGCTGCCATCTGCGGTGTAATAGATGCTGTGCGGGCGTTCCATTTATCAACTACATTTTCTTTATAGATTTGACGAAAAGAAACATGGCAATCAGTGCATGTTACAGCCGGTCTACCAAAGTTTGTATCTTCAACCGCTTCACCCCCGCAGAATGGGCACGGCTTCAGTTCATCACTCATTGCGATCATCCTTCAAATATTTCCAGTGAGTATACCCGCCGACTGTTTCCGGCTCTGTCTCGCCGTAGATATACCAAACACCCAACTCGACAACTACAACGTCAGCGTGAGCTAAATGGATCTGCCCATCCTCGCCTAAGGAAACGAATACAACCCAATTTCCATCACGCGGCGCGGGCTTGTCCTTTAGGCTTGTAAACTCACCCATCGCTCTTAGTCTCCTCTATGTGTTGGGACTGGAACTCTTGGGCGTCTGCAATTTCCTCCGCCAAGGTTGAACTTACTTCTATGCAAACAGGTGCATTTATTACTGACCCACCGCCTGCGGTGTCAAATACATCAGTTAGGGCGTTTCCGCCTTCATAGCACTTTTCCTCAGTTTCGGCATACCCAAACGCCTTAGATTGCACAACGTCCCCAACCCTTTCTGGCCCGCCGTCGATCACAGGTCTGGCCAACATGCTAACGATTATCAACATCCATACGCTGTCCATCACTCATCTCCCTTGATCTTGGCTAGGAGGATATTGAGCGCCTCTAGCCCACCATCCCTATGAAAATCATGGATAGGAAGCTCTCCCATGTCGAAAGTGTTTTCCTCGTATGGGTCTCCGCTATGTTGATATTCCACCGTGCTTTCAATAAGTTCCACCGCCTTTCCCAAAGCCTCCCCCAACTCATCCGCGTGTTGTTGTGCTGGGGTTAGGCTGTCGAGGGTGATTAGATGATTGGCTTCATACGATGATCTAAGCGCGCCAAAGTATTGCATTTCACCTTCAGAAATC